ATGTATTTAGCGTGTTCAAATAATATAGAACTATCGCTTTTTTCTCATAGCGGAATGTTCTGTCTTGCCACTGGCTGTGTAAAACATCTGGGAGCATTTAAAAAACTATCTTTATCCAATCTTTGCCTCGGTCATCGTGATAACGGTCTGTCTGCGTCTGTGATTTGTGTCCCAGCAATTCTTTAGTATTGATCCCTTGGGTTTTATACAACCGTTCGGCCAATGATCGTTGTTCGTGAAATGTAGCTGGGGTGCCATCACCCCAGTCAATACCTGCTAAATCTCTTGCTTTGCTAAAGTTCATCGTCAATGTGTTGGATTTTACCTGCGATCCGCGTTCAGCTTGAGATGTTGTTCTGAAAAAGTGTATGAGATAGGGACTGACAGCGTAATCACGACAACGAGCTACTACATCGCGTAAACTCCAGTTAATCGCATTGAGGCGAAGAGAAAGAGGAATTGCGATTTTGCTTCCAGTCTTTTCCTGTTCGACATGTAGATGGTCATCCCAAATATCGCTGAATTTCATTTTAGATATGTCCCCCAAACGCTGTCCAGTGACCAACGCTAGGAGCATGGCATTTCCCATGTAACGATGACTGGCGTCTGCGATATCGAATATTTTTTGCCATTCTTCCAGGCTGAGGCGTTGACGGGTAATTTTTCTTCTGGGTTGCTTCGTCGCAAGAGCAGGGTTATACCCTGGCGGAACTTCGCCATAATGCTGTGCTTCCTTAAACACATCGATCAATACAGACCTAACGACTTGGGCCATTCTGGGCTGTCCAGCTGCAATATACTCATCAAGCAACTGTGCTATATCTCTAACATCAACGGCTGAGATCAACTTCATTCCTGCTCGTTCCCTGATTAGGGACACTGGTTTAGCTTTCTGCTTATAGGTGTTGAGTCTTATATCACCACTTTTCAGCCTGTCATCCTGGATAGCCTGGTAGCGGTCTAACCATGTTGATGTTGTTATCGCTTTCCCTTTGCTGGTTGCGATCCTGTCACTGATAGCCAGAATTTGCCGAGTTCTCTGTTCGGCCAGGCGAGTATTAGCTTCAGTAGCAATAGCGATGGCTTCGGCTTCGTTCGTTCCTAGTGCATGAAATTTTTCTGTCACCGGATGCTTATACCGCCAATAGACTTTATTTACCTTCCGACTATAAAGCGGATATAAGTTAGGGACTGATACATTATTCTTACGCGGTCTGGCTGCCATCACTCAAAATCCGTTGCAAAAGTAATGAGTCATTTTTCTTGATTACTGGTGTTACCAGCTCTCCAACTAACTCGGCATCCTCACGCACTCGCCATAACCGACCTTGTTTCATGGCCGGTGGGCAAAATAAATTCTGCTTAGCATAACGACGCAATGTGGACACACTTGGAGGATTACTTCTGTATTTTTCAGAAGCCCATTCTTCAAGAGTTAACATTTGAAGCATATGCGATCACCTTATTACTTCACTAACTGTTCAGTCTCTGCATATCGACCCTGCAAGGTCGGTTAGTTTCTCCACAAAACAGAGAAGAGCATCAGTGGCCACACCTATCAGGAGGGATCGGGTTATGACCCCATCATCCGGGGATACTCTTCTCTGTTTTGTAAAAAGGGCGGTGCCAGAAAGGACTAAGGAAAAAACTGGCACCGCCAAAGCAATGGCAGTTGTGGTGGGATTGTCACTCAGGCGTATGATCAACCTGACAATCCGGTGTCCTCAACTCGGGAAAGTGGAACCCGGCCATACTTGCCTCCGCGCCATTTCGCGGATTACCACAACGCTGAGAGCACTACCTTCGCAGACACGCTAACTGGGTGAGGGCGGCTTCATCTCCAGTAATGCTCTCATCGTTGCATCCTGGTCTCTTCCCTGGTGTCAAACCGAATCGCCACGCTGGTTAGGCGCCCTATACATACCCTCACTGGCTTGCACATTCCGGCTACCTGACTTGTTCGCTCGAGCCAGGGAAGGATGACCCTTTAACATCGTCAGACCGCTAACGACGCATGTGCCATACGCCGTATCGCAACCATGAAAGTGACCTTACGAATCATCCCTGTCTTCGTATGCCTCGGGCGGCTACTTCGTGGGCATCCTGCCTGTTCGTCATTTTAATATTCAACATCTTTAAGTTGTAATTTAGTTGTTGCGAGATTTATTGTCAACAACTTTATGTGGTTTGAACGGGTGAGCAATGAGTGTAAGGATAATCAAAAAAAGGAGGTTATATGGAAGACAAACTTTACGCTTTTCATTACACACAGAACCGCGATAAGTTATTTGCTAATTTGATTAGCATAATAGATGGAATTGTTGCAGATGGAATTGTCCGTGAAGAGGAAGTCCTTTACTTAGATACATGGTTACTCGAAGCGAAGCAGATTATCCATAATGGAGTTATAAAAAGTTTGTCAGCGCGGGTATCTGATATTCTCGCTGATGGAATAATTACCACAGAAGAAAGGAATGAACTCAAAAATAGTCTTATAAAAATACAAAGAGAAATTTTGGATATTCCTGAGATTGATTTTTATTCTAAGGATATAGATATTCATTTGCTTAATGGATTGTGTAAAGGTTTAATCGCTGATCGCAACTTAACTGAAGAAGAAATTAGATATCTTAATTGGTGGTTGGAACAAAATGGCTCTCTGAAGAATAACTACCCTGGGAAAAATCTATACGCGCTTGTAAAGGAAATTCTCAAAGATGGAATTATTACAGAAGATGAGAGTTTAACGCTACATAAGGCATTAGTTGATTTCACTGGATGTGATTTAGATAGTGGGGTGGTTGACGGCTTGGCTACTAGACTACCTATTGATGTTGGGGCTTCGGTAGAGCTTGAAGATAAAAACTATTGTCTTACAGGCACTTTCGTTGCTGGGAAGCGAGTGGTTGTAGAAAATTTGATTAAAAATGCTGGTGGCAATATTAGTAGTGGGATTACCTAAAAACTAGATTTTTTAGTAATAGGAACACTTTCCTCCCGTGATTGGAGATTCTCTAGCCACGGAAGGAAGATTGAAAAGGCAATCTCTTATCGAGATGATAATGGTGCAAAATTAAAAATCATTTCTGAAGAAATGCTTTTTGATGTATTACCAAGTGCGGGATGACCAGAACACTCGACCTATAACGTGAATTCTGGTTCGTCTATCTTCAAAGGTGAGTATTTCATCTGGATACTCATCTTTATTGAAGCTCCTAAGTACCAAACCACCATCAGGTAGGTTGATAAGTATTTTAACCCTAAGCAATACGCCATCTCGTACAGCATAAAGATCACCGTCGCGAATCGGCATGGTCTGTGAAACATCAACAGCGACAAAATCTCCATTATTGAGAACTGGTAGTAAACTATTACCCCAAATTTTTACGATTCTGGCATTAGCGGCACATACACCAGATTTTCTTAAATCAACTCTTCTCAGAGGAAACCAGTCAACAGCCGATTCAACTATTTCAGCCAGGCATCCGTTTCCAGCCGATAACTCGACATCTAAGACAGGGATGTTTGCGAAAATATCGGGATCTAATGCCGTGTTTTCAGCCTCCTTTACAACAAGGCCGGGAAGGGAGCCGTTATCTTCGATACCAAGCTGTAACCACTTTTGTGATACACCTAAAACTTTGGCAATCTCTTTAATTTTACGAGGTTGTAGCGTTTCACCATTCTCAATTTTTGCTACGGATTGTTGTGAAAGTCCAATTTTTTCAGCAAGTTGAGCTTGGCTCATGCCCGCTTTCTCTCTTCCTGTCTTTAATCTCTCTGCCAGTGTATTCACAACATTCACCCCCTCGTTTTTGGTGAGGTTACAACTTTATGTTTTAGCTTTCCAACACCTAAAAGTTGTGATAAAAGTTGTTAAAGTTGTATAATCGCAGCCGTTAACAACTTTATCGACTGGGAACAGGAGAAAGATATGACACCTGAGCAATTAGCCTTATCGGAGGCAATCGCTCTGGCCGGTGGCCAATCAGAATTAGCTCGGAAACTCACAGCCAGTTGTGGTCGTTTAGTAAAACAACAGCATATATGGAACTGGTTGAACAGAGAGAAACGCCCTCCAGCGAAGCTCTCGGTATTCATTGAAAAAATCACCGGTGTTTCAAAAGAAAAATTGCGTCCTGATATTTTTCAAAAGATTAAAGATTCATCAGATGAAATGTAACCACAGTTTTGAGGGGATGACCGTGGGTAAACATCACTGGAAAGTAGAAAAACAGCCTGAGTGGTATGTGAAGGCTGTCAGGAAAACTATTGCGGCGTTGCCGGGCGGGTACGCAGAAGCAGCTGACTGGCTGGATGTAACAGAGAACGCGCTGTTCAACCGTCTTCGTTCAGATGGCGATCAGATTTTCCCGCTTGGTTGGGCAATGGTGTTACAGCGAGCCAGCGGCACTCACTACATCGCTGATGCTGTAGCGCAATCTGCGAATGGTGTCTTTGTATCACTTCCGGAAATTGAGGAAGTAGAGAACGCTGATATTAACCAGCGTCTGCTGGAAGCCATCGAGCAGGTTGGAAGCTACTCAAAGCAAATACGTTTAGCAATCGAAGATGGGGTGGTGGAACTTCATGAACGGATAGCCATCAACGATGAGCTTTTCCGGGCTATTACGAAGCTGCAGGAACACGCCACGCTGGTCTACAAGATTTTTTGTGTCCCAGAAAGTAATGACGCCCACGAGTGTGCAGCTCTGGGCGCCGTGGCGTGTCGTGACTGTGGAGAAACTAACGCATGAACAGTTTAACGGCAAATAACTTTGTGTCGCAACAGCTGGTGGTCGGCATGGCTGTACACCAGTTGTTACGGCATGAATGCAGATTATCAAATGGCCAGGTAGCAGGAAACCACAGAGGACACGACCAGACTGTGGGCCAGAATCTCCAGTATGACCGCATCAATGACGCTGCGGCGCGTGCCCGTCTCATCAATCTATTACTGAACCCTTTCGAGGTAAGGGGTCGCAAATGAACAGGAAGATTATTAACCGTTTCACCAGCCAGTATCGTCACTGCCCTTGTGAAGGACAGTGGTATGCCACAAGCCGTGGTCACGTTATGCGTGTCAGCCTAGTTGATACAGAAAGCCAGAAGGTGGTTTGCGAACTATTGGGACGTGATTACACCCTCAGCTATCCGCTCATTGCGTTTCTTTCCGGGAGGAACTTTAAACGTATTGGAGGTGCAGCATGAGCAGCAAGCTGCATGGCCTTGTTTGGGAAGGATGTGCCTTTACGGGCATGATTTTGTCCAGGGTTGCGGTGATGGCTCGCCTTGCTGATTACAGTAATGACGAGGGCTTGTCATGGCCTGCGGTGGAAACTATCCGCCGCCAGATTGGCGCGAAAAGCGAATCAACCGTTAAGTCGGCGATTGCAGAGCTTGAGAAAGACGGCTGGCTCACAAAGAGGGTGCGTAAAGCAGGTGGTCGCAATCTGAGTAATATCTATCAAATCAATGTCGAGAAGCTCGAAGCTGCAGCGGCTGCTGCACGTGAAGCATACAGACCGAAAAGAAAAGTTAACCGGGTAAAAACTGACCCGTCAAATTTTGATCCCTCAATGATTAACCCGTCAAAAATTGACCCCTCAAATTTTGATGGGTCAACGGTTGATAACAATGCCCGGGTTAGGGGGGCAATGGTTGACCCCGATCCGTCAGTATTAAAACCTGATCCGTCAGATAAAAACATTTCTCGTCCGGACGCTTCGCTACTGGACAAGCAGACGGCTGACCAGGCGTTTTTAACCCGGCATCCGGACGCTGTCGTGTTCAGCCACAAAAAGCGCCAGTGGGGAACGCAGGCAGATTTGACCTGCGCGCAATGGCTCTGGAAAAAAATCATCGCCCTGTACGAACAGGCCGCCGAGAGTGACGGTGAACTGGTTCGTCCGAAAGAACCGAACTGGACGGCCTGGGCAAACGAAATCCGCCTGATGTGTGTTCAGGACGGGCGTACTCACAAACAAATCTGCGAGATGTATAGCAGGGTCAGCCGCGACCCGTTCTGGTGCCGGAAAGTGCTTAGTCCGTCTAAGTTACGGGAAAAGTGGGACGAGTTATCTCTGCTCCTGTCGCCAGCCAACGTTGCTCGCGGTGAACACCGTGAAGATCCGTTTTTCAAGTCCAACTACGACAGCGTGGATTACAGCCAGGTCCCGGCAGGGTTCAGGGGGTGAGTATGAGTCTAATGGCAGATGTTCAAAAATTTATTGAGGAAAATCCTGGCTGCACTTCCAGCGACATCGCAAACGCTTTTGAAGGCTATCCGCGGCGGTGCGTTTTACAGACCGCAAGCAAGTTACGCCAGAGCGGGCGCGTTGCTCATCGCTACGAAGGTGAGACACACAGGCATTATGCACTGCACGAGGAACCAATCGCTGCAACCAAACCGGTGCGGAATTGCTATGCCGGCACCAACGACCCCCGGGTGATTTTGCGGCTGACCCGTAGGGCCGAAGAGCTTGAGTCGAAGGGGCTCTACCGACGCGCAGCAACGGTCTGGATGGAGGCATTCTGCGAGAGCCATTCTCAGCCGGAGCGAAACAAATTCCTGCAACGCCGTGAGCGGTGTTTACGTAAAAGCAAAAGGATCGTTGTGTCGGCTGATGGATGGTATCTGTCAGGGAATTATGTGGGGGCCGAATGACTGTGTTAACCCAACGCCAGCAGCAGGTGCTGGATATGCTGATTTCTTACCAGAAAGAGCGTGGTTTTCCGCCAACTAATCAGGAACTCGCCACCATGCCGGGTTGCCGCTCGGTGAATGCTGCTGTGGAACAGCTCCGCGCACTGGAGAAAAAAGGCGTCATAACGATAAAGTGTGGTGTGGCTCGGGGAATAACGCTTCACACAACAGTGAAGGACAACGAAGCCGCCGGGATTATCCGCGCATTACTTGCCAACGAAGAGAACGCGAAATTACGTGCGGTCCATTGGCTACATGAGCGGGGAGTGAAGGTATGAAACTGACTTTGCCATTTCCGCCCAGCGTGAACACTTACTGGCGGCATCCCAATAAAGGACCGTTTGCAGGACGAAACCTGATAAGTGCGGTAGGGCGTAAATTCCAGAGTGCAGCGTGCGAAGCCATCATTGAGCAATTACGCCGTCTACCGAAACCAACGGCGGCGCCAGCATCAGTGGAAATCGTGTTCTTTCCTCCGGACAACCGGATCCGCGATCTGGACAACTATAACAAGGCGTTGTTTGACGCGCTGACCCACGCGGGTGTGTGGGAGGACGATAGTCAGGTGAAAAGAATGCTGGTGGAGTGGGGGCCGGTTATCCCGAAAGGGAAGGTTGAGATAACTATCAGCAGGTACGAAAAAACGGCGGGTGCAGCCGCCAGATAGTAGGAGAAACAAAGCATGAATAATTTGATGATCATTGATGGTATCGAGGTTCGTCGTGATGCTTATGGTCGTTACAGTCTTAATGATCTGCACCGTGCAGCTGGCTCTCGGGATAAACATAAACCCACGTTCTGGCTCCGTAATGAGCAAACAGGACGCTTAATTAGCGAGTTGCAAATTAGCAACTTGGTCAACATGGACCCGGTAAGCGTTATTCATGGTGGAAATAACCGGGGGACGTATGTCTGCAAAGAACTGGTGTACTCCTATGCAATGTGGATCAGCCCGTCATTCCATTTGAAGGTGATTCGTACCTTCGACCAGGTAACGAGCGCTCCGGAAAAGTCATCGGGTATGGCTGCCGATAAGATACAGGCGGGGGTGATTCTGCTGGGTTTTATGCGCAAAGAGTTAAACCTGTCCAATTCATCGGTGCTGGGCGCATGCCAGAAACTCCAGGAGGCTGCTGGCCTACCAAATCTGACTCCGCAGTATGCCATTGATGCTCCTGTTGGCGCGCCGGATGGCTCCAGCCGTCCAACTCTTTCACTGAGTGCGCTGCTGAAACAACACGGTTTTCGCATAACGGCAAACCAGGTATATCACCAGTTGGCGAAGCTGGGGATTGTTGAACATCGTGAGCGATACAGCCGAACAGGAATCAACGGCATTAAAAAATTTTGGTCACTGACGGCGAAGGGCTGCATGTTCGGCAAGAACATCACCAGCCCGGCAAATCCGCGCGAGACTCAGCCACATTTCTTCGAGTCCAGATTCCCTGAGCTGTTAAAGCTGCTTGAGACCGTTCATTGAGGTAATCGTGAGAGCGTTACTGACTCCTGAAATTGCCCCGCGTATGGGGATTGTATTGTTCAGACCGGGTTCAGAGCTGATGCCCCTGTTTATGCAGGGGCGTGTCCTGCTGGAGCCAGAGCCGGAACGTTATTCATCTTTTGCCAGTGGCGTCGTTCCGGCGTCATCACAACCATTAGCTGAGGATCCCGTTATTCGGGAGGTTTTCCGCAATGAATCTGTTATTCGTCGAGCTGGTGGAGTAGAGAGCCTTGAAAGTTGGTTGCTTCGGGAGAAAGGTTGTCAGTGGCCGCATTCTGACTGGCACAGCGGGCACGTAACAACAATGCACCACGCTTCAGGGGCGATCCGTTTGTGCTGGCATTGCGATAACCAGCAGCGCGATCAGTTCACCGAACGGCTGGAATCAATGGCAACGGATAACTGTGCTCGCTGGGTGCTTTCTGTTGTTCGTCGGGATCTCGGTTTCGATGATAACCATGTCGTTACGCTACCGGAACTGTGCTGGTGGCTGGTTCGCTATCAACTGGCTGATGTTCTGCCGGAAAGCGCAGCCTGTAAGGCCCTCAGAATGCCAGATCCAGTAGTCCAATCGGTAACCCGTGAAAGTGACCTGGTTCCCTCGGTCCCGGCCACCAGCATTGTCCAGGACAAAGCGAAAAAGGTAGTCGCGCTTAAGGTTGACCCGGAATCACCGGAGTCTTTTATGCTGCGCCCCAAACGCCGTCGATGGGTTAACGAGAAGTACACGCGCTGGGTTAAGACGCAGCCGTGTGCATGTTGTGGAAAGCCCGCCGATGATCCCCACCACCTGATAGGCCACGGTCAGGGTGGAATGGGTACAAAAGCGCATGACCTCTTTGTGTTGCCTTTGTGCAGAAAGCATCACGACGAGCTACATGCGGACACCGTGGCATTTGAAGAAAAGTATGGCTCCCAACTGGAGCTGATATTTCGTTTTATCGATCGCGCGCTGGCAATTGGCGTGTTGGCCTGATTTTGTGGAGAAAATTGATGCGTGATATGTATGAAGTGATGGATCGTTGGGGGGCTTGGGCCGCTTCAGATAACAGCGGAGTGGATTGGCAACCAATCGCGGCAGGATTTAAAGGCTTGTTACCGCATGGTAAGAAATCACGTATTCAATGTGACGATGATGAAGGGATTATGATTGATGGATGTGTAGCACGGTTACGTAAATATAAACCTGAAGGATATGAGTTGATTATTGCTCATTTCGTAATGGGGTTATCTTTGCGGGCAATCGCAAAAAAGAGAAAATGTTCTGATGGAACAATTAGAAAAGATTTGCAAACAGTTATTGGTTTTATTGACGGGTGTATATCAATGCTTCATCATTAATTAGATAAAAAGACAAGCCTAATCATAGGCTTGTCTTTTTATTTTTACATATATTTAGTGCTAAAAAAAGCAATTGCAAGTGATAGAGCCCCTCCAACACAAATTACCCAAAATATATTGCTTCTGTTTCTTTTCTTTTTTTCAATAAGGGTTTTCTCTTTTCCAAAGAGGAATATATTTACAGGATAAATAAAATTTATTATTTTATCAAAAGATATGAGTTGACTTGTAACTAGTGCTAACAATAGTAGAAACATTGGGGTCAGAATTTTTACTATTTGCAATTCTTTATTCCCCTTTTTTATCAAGTAGTTAAGCTTATCATTGAGGTTTGTACTTTCAAGTGCTAATTTGAACGTATCTGCATCGACTGTTTTTATAGTCGATAAAATATACGTTACATATCCAAAAAAAATTATCACCATTATGAATAGAATGTTTTTTGCTTGTAACCATTTCATCCCTTTTATATTTGCAACTTCTTTTGATATGTATTCTTTTAGCTCCGATGACAGAAGGAAAACATCATCACGATTTTCCCCTAATACATTTATTGAAGCTCCATTTTTATTGCTTAATGATATTCCAACATTTAAATCTTCAGATTCGTGGTAAATTTTTACGCTATCAATTTTTGAAGTGGAGTCATTTGGCTCTTTAATTATGTCATTGATGCTTTCGGTTTGATAGATAAAATTATCAGATCTTTTTATAATAAAATTAATAGAGTCTTTATGTTCTTCTGGTAGTCTGTTTTTAAGAATAGAATGAATTCTTCTTAACTTTTCTTCATCTACTTCAAAGTAGTTCGGGAAATCAAATTCAACATTTGCTGCCACGTCATAGCTCCATTGTTAATGGCAAAGTGAATATTATACAAATTTGCTAACGCGTACGCAAAAGTATCTTTACAATGATAAAGTTGGTCATATAGGCACGAAATAGTAATATTTGAAACCATTCTGAACGGTGCTCTGATCTTCAGCTAGTACGAAATTAAAGGCTGCCAATTGCAGTGAAATGGGCGGCTGGTGGGTGTTGGTAGCACCAGCCAGCCATTCGCTCATGCGTTCTGGTCACAAGCGAACCACGGCCCACTGCTTTAGCGCAAAAGCAGTGTGAGCCTACCAGAGTTATGCTTACTGATCTATGAAAAATACTGTAAAAATAAACAGTGCTGAGCTAATCAACGCTGATTGCCTGCATTTTATTCAGACTTTGCCTGATGACTACATCGACCTGATTGTTACCGATCCGCCGTACTTCAAAGTTAAACCCAACGACTGGGACAACCAGTGGAAGGGAGACGGTGATTACCTGAAATGGCTGGACTGGTGCTTGGCGCAGTACTGGCGGGTACTAAAACCCGCTGGAAGCCTTTATCTGTTCTGCGGGCATCGCCTTGCATCTGATATCGAGATCATGATGCGTGAACGTTTCAACGTGCTTAACCATATCATCTGGGCAAAGCCGCCCGGGCGATGGAACGGATGCAATAAAGAAAGCCTACGGGCGTATTTTCCGGCTACAGAACGTATTCTTTTCGCTGAGCATTATCAAGGGCCATATAAGCCTAAAAATGATGGCTACACCGCAAAGGGGCGGGAACTAAAACAGCATGTCATGGTTCCGTTGATTTCTTACTTTCGTGATGCGCGCGATGCGTTGGGTATTACAGCAAAACAGATTGCTGATGCAACGGGTAAGAAAAACATGACGTCACATTGGTTTGGAACTAGCCAGTGGCAGTTACCGAATAAAGCGGATTATCAGAAGCTACAGGCTTTATTTTTACGTGTCGCAGAGGAAAAACAGTACACCGGAAAACTTGATCATCCACAGCACCAACTGGTGGAGGAATATTCCGTACTGAGCAGGAGATACGCAGATCTGCTTGGTGAGTATAAAAGCCTTCGGCGATATTTTTGTGTAACAGCACAGGTCCCTTATACCGATGTCTGGACGCATAAACCGGTTCAGTTTTACCCTGGAAAGCACCCATGTGAAAAACCGGCAGATATGTTGCAGCAGATTATTAATGCCAGCAGCCAACCGGGGGATTTAGTCGCAGATTTTTTTATGGGGTCGGGGTCGACAATAAAAGCGGCTCTGGCGCTTGGGCGTCGGGCCGTGGGCGTTGAACTCGAGTCAGAACGTTTTGCACAGACTGTTAATGATATTAGGGGTATATTTGGGGGGGATAGTTGATATTGCAGGATTTATTTGTCCTGGGTATTATTTTCTTCCGGCCCTTTAGCTCAGTGGTAAGAGCGAGCGGATTATAACCGGTAGGTCGCCGGTTCAAGCCAGGAAGTGGCCATCACGCCGACTTAGCTCAGCAGGTAGAGCAACTGACTTGTAATCAGTAGGTCACCAGTTCAATTCCGGTAGTCGGCACCACGCGCTGTTAGCTCAGTTGGATAGAGCAATTGCCTTCTAAGCAATCGGTCACTGGTTCGAATCCAGTATGGCGCACCATGCGGTCATCGTATAAATGGCTATTACCTCAGCCTTCCAGGCTGAAGATGCGGGTTCAATTCCCGCTGATCGCTCCATAGATATTTGTGAGCATCTGTATGTTGAATGTTTTACTACGTTATCTTTCATCTATAAAAATAAGCATACAACAACTATTTATGCTGGCATTAGCGATGATAGTTATTGGTTCGGTCGGGGTGTGTTTGCTTTTTTATTATATTTTTATCGATAGCTGATATTTTTGTTTGTTATAAGATGAGGTTAAATAAAATCTGGTTGATTGATGTGTTCTAAACAAAACCAAACTTGTTGTCATGCCTGATTAAATAATAAAATAGTAATTTTAAGTTCAGGTTTTCAAAAATGTTAAAAACATCACGTTTTATTATATTGGTTATTTGAAAACTACCCGCTGTTTTGTTAATAATAATTCCGCATGGTGAATCCCCCTGTGCGGAGGGGCACAATGACCACAGGGTTTGGTCCGACGTTAAAGCAGGTGTGGGTTCTGGTTGGTCATTACAGAATCTACTGGGATACACCATGCGACATCATCTACATTACCATTGCAAACAAGCCCCTCGATTGAGGGGCTTTCTTATAAAAAAAGCTCGCATGGGCAGGCGAATTAAACTCGCAAAATACGTGTCCTATGCAGTGACATATATTAATTAATATCTGACAGGGCGGGCAACAGCACGGCCTGTTTCTTTTTTGGCAGGTCACCTGCTGCGTATGTGTGTCAGGCATTACTACCTGTTGCCTACCCACCATTGTCCGGATTTTATACTGGAGGATAAATGGCGTTTAAACATTACGATGTCGTTCAGGGCTGTTCTGCATCCGATCTTGCAGAAAAACTAACACAAAAAATCATGGAAGGATGGCAACCACTTGGTGGTCCGGTTGCCGTTACACCTTACACTCTGGTACAGGCTGTGATAGCGGAAGGGAATGTCACCGGTTTTGACGGGACATCGTTCGACTATGTCATTGTTCTGGCCGGACAGTCGAACGGCATGTCTTATGGCGAAGGCCTGCCACTACCAGAAACCTATGACCGGCCTGATCCGCGCATTAAGCAACTGGCGCGGCGTAGTACGGTTACGCCGGGTGGTAAAGCCTGTTCTTATAACGATATCATTCCGGCAGACCACTGCCTGCATGATGTTCAGGATATGAGCGGTTTTAATCACCCCAGAGCAGACCTGACGAAGGGACAATATGGAACCGTTGGTCAGGGGTTGCATATCGCCAAAAAACTGCTGCCTTACATCCCACAGAATGCCGGGATACTTCTTGTTCCCTGCTGCCGGGGGGCTTCAGCTTTCACCGCAGGGAATGATGGCACCTTCAGCGAAACGTCTGGTGCATCGGCAGACGCAACCCGCTGGGGAGTGGGTAAGCCTTTATATCAGGATCTGCTCAGCAGAACAGAAGTTGCGCTTGAGAAGAACCCAAAAAATAGGCTGCTGGCGGTGTGCTGGATGCAGGGTGTAAATGATATTACCGATAACAGCCAGCAGCACGGTGCACTGTTTGCTTCCATGGTGCAGCAGTTCAGGACTGATCTGGCTTCATATTCTGCGCAGTGTGTGGGTGGAAGTGCCGGTACGGTGCCTTGGATTTGTGGTGACACGACGTATTACTGGAAGAGCCTCAACGCTGACAAATATGAGACGATATACGGTGGGTACAAAGGTAAAGAGACTCAGAACATATTCTTCGTACCGTTAATGACGGGCGACAATGGCGAAAACACGCCGACCAATGAACCGGCAGAAGATCCGGACATTCCTGCGGCTGGCTATTATGGTGCGGCTTCGCGGGCGAAGGGGAACTGGACGTCAGCGCAACGCAGCAGTCATTTCAGTTCATGGTCACGGCGTGGCGTAGTCTCGGATCGTCTGGCGGCAGCCATCCTTGTGCATAGTGGGAGAGGCGCTGAGTTTATTGATGGAGTGGGCCCGGATGCACCGGTAACGCCTGATATAGAGGCTGGTGATACAACGCAGCCAGAACAGCCAGGCGGGGATCCTTCAGGAGAAAGTCTCTTACTGGTTGCAAGTTATCTCGCTAAAGAGGGGGTACCTGAACCTCAGTCCGGATGGACGGTAATGGGCGGATCGGCGACGGTAATTGATGATGCTTCGGCGTCTGGTGGAAAAGCACTCACATTCAGCAAGCAGGAAAAAAATGCATGGAGCATGTCATATGCGATACAGGGGGCTACTGACCTTCTGCTGCACGGTGGTAAAGTTAGCTGCCGGTTTAAGTTGACAGGGGAATTGGTTGCGAATCAGTTTGCTTTCGGGATTTACTGGAAGATTCCTGTCTCTTCTGTGCCACAGGGGATTGTGTTTGCGGACAGTACTGTAGCAGGAACGAGTCCGTCGCTCCTGGCATTCTACCTTCAGACTGATACCCAGAACCTTAATCTGATATATCATAAAAAACAGTATGTAAATATTGGTAGTTTTGGTGCATTTAATAACGAATGGCACTCGTTGGAATTCCTGTTTCCGGGCAATAACAGCACGCAGGTTACTCCTGTCCTTGATAATGTCCGTGGCACACCTTTCGAACTGTCGAACAGCCCGGCAACTGTAGATGAAGATACCTTCTGCCTGAGTGGTATTACAGCGGGTCCGACGTACAACGCTGAATTTGAATTATTGTCTGTTGGGATAAACATGCCTAAGAACTAAGTAGAAAAAGAATCCCGCCAGGAACAGGAGGAGTTACGGGATAACTGGCGGGATGTATTGGCTCATTAGTCCAAATCTAAAGCATGCCGCTCTTTTTTATAAAGAAATCATCAAAAAGTAAATAATGGTGAATTATTATGACATTTTTACATCTGATAATGCTGTACTTCACTACGGCTGTCTGCACGCTGTATCTGGTCAGCGGTGGATATAAAGTTATTCGCAACTATGTGCGCAAAAAGATTGATGATGCTGCGCAGGAAAAGCTGAACAACAAAGTTCAGCCAGCGGCGCCACAGATGAATAACCAGACTCTGCCCTGAAAGTCAGTATAAAAAGAGATAAAAGAGGAAACGTGTTATGCCGGAAATAAAAGAACTGTTGACAGAAGATATGGTGAAGCAGGCGCTTCGTTCTACCGGGGTGGATAAGGCCCTGAAGGACGAGGTCCGAAAGAAATTTGAAGCTGAAATTGACGCTTACGTTGATGAGGTGATGGATAAGCTGGCAGGCAAGCCGCAGGCGGATAAACAGGCAGACGGAAAAACCACTCCTCAGGCAGACCCGGCGAAACCAGAGCCGGTCACCATTCTGCCGTAATCCCTCCGTATCTCACCGGCTGTTTCTCAGTCGGTGTATTCCATTTATATATCGCATTAATGCTTCCATGACACTCTGGGAGGTGAGGGCGTGTTTCAGATGGACAAAATCTCAACAGGTATGTCCTACAGTTCATCGGCAGCAGGGACAGGTTACTGGTTGTTTCAGATGCTGGATAAGGTGACGCCATCCCAGTGGACGGCAATCGGGGTGATTGGCAGCCTGCTGTTTGGCCTGCTGACGTACCTGACTAATCTGTACTTCAAGATTAAAGAGGACCGGCGCAGGGCCGCAAGGGGAGAATGATGCGACGGGCAACACTGAGTGCGGCTGTTCTGGCGCTGATTGCTGCCGGTGTATCAGCTCCAGAAATCCTCGATCAGTTCCTTAATGAAAAAGAGGGAAATCATCTGACGGCGTACCGTGATGGTTCAGGAATATGGACCATCTGCCGTGGTGCCACGATGGTGGATGGTAAGCCTGTCATTCAGGGCATGACGCTGGAAAAGGCGAAATGCGACCAGGTAAATGCCACAGAACGTGACAAGGTGCTGTCCTGGGTCGAGAGAAATATCAGAGTACCGCTGACTGAACCGCAGAAAGCGGGGATAGCATCATTCTGTCCGTACAATATTGGCCCCGGCAGGTGCTTCACCTCAACGTTCTACCGGAGGCTGAACGCAGGTGACCGCAAAGGTGCATGTGCTGAAATCCGTCGATGGATATATGACGGCGGCAGGGACTGCCGTATTCGTTCAAACAAGTGCTACGGTCAGGTATCACGACGTGACCAGGAAAGCGCACTGATGTGTTGGGGTATCGACATATAAGCAGAATATTTTGCTGAAAAATGACGTTGTCTGGTGTGAGTGGAAAACACGAAATCCTGCTAACTGGCAAAATTAAAGTGAATAAAATTAAAACCCCCGAGTGCTACGATAACCGGAGGGGCATTTTTTGACCTTGGCTAAGGCAAGGGGAAAATATGGGTGGGAAGGTGCTTGCTCTTTGAGGAAGTATAAAAACTCTTTCTGAGGTTATCCATTATGAAAGGCATTGAAGTGGAAACATCGGCCAGCCTGGATTTAACAAGAGTAGCAGCCTTTGCCATTCGTATTGTGGTAATTGCTGTTCTGGTTTGGGCAATCCGCTGGTGGTGATATGAACCGTGTTCTGGGTGTAGTGATTATTATGCTACTGGTGGCCATCGGTGTGCTGTGGCTGGCAACAAACCATTACCGCGATAACGCCATTACTTACAAAACGCAGCGCGATAATAAAGCCAGAGAACTGAAGCTGGCGGACGCGACCATTACTGACATGCAGCAGCGCCAGCGTGATGTTGCTGCACTCGATGCAAAATACGCTAAGGAGTTAGACGATGCGAAAGCTGAAAATGATGTTCTTCGCAACGATGTTGCCGCTGGCCGTCGCCAGTTGCTCATCAACGCCAGATGCCCAGGCGTCATGCGTGAAGCCACCACCTCCGCCGGCGTGGATAATGCAGCCCGCCCCCGACTGGCAGACACCGCTGAACGAAATTATTTCATACTCAGAGAACGGCTGACAACGATGCAGAAGCAGTTGGAAGGGACGCAGGAATATATCAGAGAGCAATGTATTGAAGCTGATCAATAGCACATTTTTTTAATTAACTGTTTGAGATTTATATTCGTGTGAAAATAACATATTGTATGTAAGACATGTGGAGGGAATATGTTAACTGGATATAATCTCAAATCAGATCCTGTTTGTGGTGAGTATGTTTATGGTTGGGGCGTGTGGCGAAGTTTTCCATGGGACTTGGTAGGAATATTTCCTGTAAGAGAACAGGCTGAATTAATCGCCGGGAAGAAAGGCGCTGACTATAAGATAGGATGGGGTAAACATCGTCTTGGTAGTCAGAGTTTTGAACCGGTTTAATGATGTATAAAAGTGTAATTGTTAGATAAAATAATAACAAAAATAGGAGGGCATATGTTTCCTGAATACAGAGAGCTGATCTCACGGTTGAAAAAGGAACATAAGCGTTTTCAGTTTCTATTTGAAAAACATAATGCACTGGAACATGAAGTCGCAAGGCTAGAACAAAATATTGGAAGTGGATGTGGAAATGAAATTATTAGACTAAAAAAAGAAAAGTTGTATATAAAAGATTGTCTGCATAAAATTCTTATTGAAGAAAGTGGTGACAGTCAGATACAAAAATGAAAATAAAAAATAAAAAATAAAAAATAAAAAATAAAAAATAAAAAAACCGGCGTTTCAGCTGGTTTTTTTATACGCGATGCTTAATACCAGCTTCATCACACATGATTCCAGCATTACATCACTGCTTGACTGCTCCCCACCCGGTTGGGCGAGGCTTTACGCGCAAACAGGTAAAGCAAGTGGCTGAGTGTCTCTGAGAAGTCAGCTTAGTCGTCTTTAACACGAAATTTTCACGGGTCCTTTCCGGTGCTCTGGCATATTACGGGGCGGCGACCTCGCGCATTTTCACTATTTATGAAAATTTTCAGGGAAAAAGCAGATCCGTTCTTCTTTTTGTTAACTGATTGTTTTTAAATGATTTGTCTGAAAACAGAAAGGATCTGATAAAGGCATTTTCCTCCGCGAAACGCCATTTCATGATCCTTTCTGTTTTCTGAGGTGCTTCATGAACGTTAACAAGAAAAAATTGGCAGAAATTTTTGGTGTGGATGTCAGAACCATTACGGCCTGGCAGAATCAGGGGTTACCTCTGCATTCTGGTGGTGGAAAGGGTAACGAAGCTATTTTTGATACTACATCATCAATCGGATGGTTCGCACAGCGGGAAGCCGATATTGAAAACGAAAAGCTCCGCAAAGAAGTTGAGGATTTACGGGCGGCGGCGGAGACAGATTTGCAACCGGGCAGTATCGATTATGAACGTTACAGACTGACCAGGGCACAGGCAGATGCACAGGAGCTGAAGAACGAGCGTGAGAGGGGGCTGGTTATTGATACCGGTTTTTGTCTTTTTGCTCTTGGTGGACTGGCGCAGGAGATTTCCGGCATTCTCGATTCCATTCCACTGTCCATGCAGCGTCAGTTTCCGGAACTGACACCCTCAATGCTGGATTTTCTGAAAACAGATATTGCGAAAGCGGCAAACCGGTGTGCATCAACGGCAGAGAAGTTACCGGAGATGCTGGATGAATACCTCAGACAGTCAGCTGCGTAATTTTTCCCTATCCTGTGGTGTTGCGCTTCGGGGGGTGATGCGCCCCCTGCCAGTGACCGCAGTTGAATGGGCAGATAAAAATTACTATCTGCCAGCGGAGTCATCCTATCTTGCCGGGCGCTGGAAAACGCTCAATTTTCAGGTCGCGATCATGAATAGCATGGGCTTTGACCGGATCCGCACCGTGAATCTGATTAAGTCTGCCCGTGTGGGGCACACCAAGATGCCGCTGGGGGTGATCGGCTATTTTATTGAGCACAAGTCCCGTAACAGTCTTCTGTTTCAGCCGACTGATACCGCTGCTGAAGATTTCATGAAATCCCATGTGGAGACGACACTCCGGGATGTGCCCTGCCTGAAAATCCTCGCCCCCTGGCTTGGCCGTAAACACAGGGATAATACGCTGACATTAAAGCGATTTGTAACTCGAGTCGGATTGTGGTGCCTGGGAGGGGCCGCTGCCAAAAACTACCGTGAAAAATCTGTGGATGTAGTCTGTTATGACGAACTCTCCTCGTTTGAACCGGATGTGGAAAAAGAAGGATCGCCGACGTTGCTGGGTGACAAGCGTATTGAAGGTTCCGTGTGGCCCAAGTCCATCAGAGGCTCCACACCGAAGACAAAAGGTGCCTGCCAGATTGAAAAGGCGGCAAATGAATCGGCGCACTTTATGCGTTTTCATGTGCTGTGTCCACACTGTGGTGAAGAGCAGTACCTGAAATTTGGCGACGGTTCCACGCCATTCGGCCTAAAATGGGAAAAGAACAAACCCGAAAGCGTTTATTACCTCTGTGAGCATAACGGGTGTGTGATCCGTCAGCAGGAGCTCGACCAGACACACGGACGTTGGATCTGCGAAAACACCGGCATGTGGACACGTGACGGGCTGACCTTTTTCAGCCCGTTCGATAACGAAATTCCACCGCCACGTTCCATTACTTTTCATATCTGGACTGCATACAGTCCGTTCACGACATGGGTGCAGATTGTCTATGACTGGCTGGATGCACTGAAAGATCCGAACGGCGTCAAAACCTTTGTGAACACCACGCTGGGAGAGACATACGAAGAGGCGGTTGGTGAAAAACTTGATCATCAGGTTCTGATGGACAAGGTGATGCGTTATGGCGCCAATGTTCCTGTGCGTGTTGTCTATCTGACAGCTGGGATCGACTCTCAGCGAAACCGCTTCGAGATGTACGTCTGGGGATGGGGACCGGGAGAAGAAGCCTTTCTGGTGGACAAAATCATCATTATGGGGCGTCCGGATGAGGAAGATACGCTGTTACGTGTGGATGCAGCGATTAACAAAAAATACCGCCATGCAGATGGTACCGAAATGACCATTTCCCGTGTCTGCTGGGATATCGGGGGGATCGATGGCGAAATCGTTTACCAGAGATCAAAAAAACACGGTGTTTTTCGGGTACTGCCGGTAAAAGGCGCTTCAGTCTATGGTAAGCCGGTGATCACTATGCCGAAAACCCGCAACCAGCGCGGTGTCTACCTCTGTGAGGTGGGGACGGACACAGCAAAAGAAATTCTTTACGCCCGTATGAAGGCGGCTCCCACGCCCGGTGATATGGCGATGCCCTACGCCATCCGTTTACCGGACAATCCGGAGATTTTCTCGGAAACAGAGGCACAACAGCTGGTGGCGGAAGAGTTGGTGGAGAAATGGGAAAAAGGAAAAATGCGTCTGCTGTGGGACAACAAAAAGCGACGTAATGAGGCGCTGGACTGTCTGGTGTATGCCTATGCGGCTCTCCGGGTGTCCGTCCAGCGGTGGCAACTGGATTTGTCTGTGCTGGCGAAATCCCGTGAGGAGGAGCAGGACAGGCCAACCCTTGAAGAACTTGCGGCAAAGCTGTCAGGAGGAGTGAATGCTTTCAGTCGATGAACTGCAGGCGCTGCGTCAGGCGCGCATGGACTTACTGACCGGTAAACGTGTGGTGTCCGTACAGAAAGATGGACGAAAAATCGAATATACCGCAGCCTCCCTGTCCGAGCTGACACGGGCCATTAACGATGCCGAGGCTGTGCTGGGAACCCTCCGGCGTCGTGGGCGTCCGCTGGGAGTCAGGTTATGAAACGTGCGCCTGTCCTGATTGATGTGAATGGCGTTCCGCTTCGTGAAAGTCTCAGCTACATCGGGGGCGGTGCCGGGTTTGGCGGACAGATGGCGGAGTGGTTGCCACCGGCGCAGAGTGCAGATGCAGCTCTGCTGCCAGCGTTGCGTCTGGGGAATGCCCGCGCGGATGACCTGGTGCGTAATAATGGGATTGCGGCGAACGCGGTGGCCCTGCACAAGGATCATATTGTCGGTCATATGTTTCTTATCAGTTATCGTCCGAACTGGCGCTGGCTGGGTATGTGGGAGTCGGCGGCGAAAAGTTTTGTGGCGGAGGTCGAAGAAGCCTGGTCGGAATACTGCGAGGGGATGTTCGGGGAGATCGATGTGGAGGGCAAACGCACCTTTACGGAGTTCATTCGTGAAGGTGTGGGGGTGCATGCCTTTAACGGTGAAATATTTGTGCAGCCGGTCTGGAATGCGGAAAGCACACAGTTATTCCGCACGCGTTTTAAAGCAGTGAGTCCGAAAAGGGTGGACACGCCTGGGCACGGTATGGGGAACCGTTTTCTTCGGGCCGGAGTGGAGACGGACCGGTACGGCAGGGCACAGGCCTATCATGTCTGTGAAGATGATTTTCCGTTCTCAGGTAGGGCTCGCTGGGAGCGGATCCCCCGTGAACTTCCCACCGGGCGTCCGGCCATGTTGCATATCTTTGAGCCGGTGGAGGACGGGCAGACGCGGGGAGCCAACCAGTTTTACAGCGTAATGGAGCGGATGAAGATGTTGGACTCTCTGCAGGCCACCCAGCTTCAGTCGGCTATTGTCAAAGCGATGTACGCGGCCACCATTGAAAGCGAACTGGACACTGAAAAAGCCTTTGAATATATCGCCGGGGAAGAAGGAAGTCAGAACGATAATACGCTGATTAACATGCTGGCAAAGTACACACGCTGGTATGACACCAACATCGTCAAGCTCGGCGGCGTCAAAATCCCGCATCTCTTCCCCGGTGATGCACTGAATCTGCAGACGGCGCAGGATTCAGATAACGGGTTTTCTGCCCTTGAGCAGGCCCTGTTGCGCTATATCGCCGCAGGCCTTGGTGTCTCCTACGAACAGCTTTCACGCGACTACTCGAAGGTCAGTTACTCTAGTGCCCGCGCCTCTGCCAATGAGTCATGGCGCTATTTTATGGGGCGCAGAAAATTTATCGCCGGGCGTCTGGCCACGCAGATGTTTTCCTGTTGGCTTGAAGAGGCGTTGCTGCGGGGGATTATCCGTCCACCCCGTGCCCGGTTTGATTTTTATCAGGCGCGTTCTGCCTGGTCGCGGTCAGAGTGGATCGGTGCCGGCAGGATAGCAATCGACGGACTCAAGGAAGTCCAGGAAGCGGTGATGCGTATTGAGGCCGGTCTCAGTACCTACGAGAAAGAGCTGGCCCTGATGGGTGAGGATTACCAGGACATTTTCCGCCGGCAGGTCAGGGAATCCGAAGAACGGACAAAAGCCGGACTCTCGCGTCCGGTGTTGATAGCACAGACATACCATCAGCAGATAGCGGAGAGTCGCAGGCCGGAAGAGGAGACAACACAACGTGAGCCGTAATCTTTCACATATTTTCGCAGCGGCCTTCAGTGAGCCGCTGTTACTTGAACCCGCCTATGCGCGGGTTTTCTTTTGCGCGCTGGGCAGGGAAATGGGGGCGGCGAGTCTTTTCGTTCCACAGGAGCAGCGGGTGCTGGCACCGCCGGATATGAAGGCCGAAACGGATATATACCTGGCCGAAGGAAAACGTTCGGCACGGGTCTACCGTGTGGTGAACGGGATTGCCGTGCTGCCCGTAACCGGCACGCTGACGCATCGTCTGGGTGCCATGCGATCTTTTTCTGGAATGACCGGTTATGACGGTATCACAGCCTGTCTGCAGCAGGCCATGGCGGATGAATCAGTACGTGGGGTGCTGCTGGATATTGACAGTCCTGGCGGGCAGGCATCCGGGGCGTTTGACTGCGCGGACATCATTTATCGTCTGAGGGAACAAAAGCCAGTCTGGGCTCTGTGCAACGACATGGCCTGTTCAGCGGCCATGCTGCTGGCTGCCGCCTGCTCACGGCGTCTGATCACCCAGACCTCCCGGACAGGTTCGATCGGCGTGATGATGGCCCACGCCAGTTTTGCCAGCCAGTTGGCGCAGGAAGGGGTAGATATCACGCTGATTTATTCCGGTGCCCATAAGGTTGACGGTAACCAGTTTGAAGCACTGCCGGAAGAAATTCGCATGGACTTCCAGCAGCGCATTAATACTGCCCGCCTGATGTTTGCAGGAAAAGTGGCAATGTACACCGGCCTGCCTGTGGATGCAGTGATGGCGACGGAGGCGGCAGTTTTCGAAGGCCGGGCAGGCATTGATGCCGGACTGGCGGATGAAATGGTGAATGCGGCAGATGCTGTCAGCGTGATGGCAGAAGCCCTGCACAGTCATAAAACAGGAGGCGCTATGCCTGAAATAACCACAGCAGAAGCTGTCGCGCAGGAAAACCTGCGCGTGACGGGGATCCTGACGTGTCAGGAGGCGAAAGGGCGTGAAGAGCTTGCCGCAGTGCTGGCAGGTCAGCCGGGGATGAGTGCTGAACAGGCCAGAGCCATCCTGTCTGCGTCCGCACTGCAGACGCCGGCACAACAGGTACTGACCGAAGTTGACAGAATTATGGCCTGTGATGAGGCGCTGGGGCGTGAGCAACTGGCGGCCACGCTGGCTACGATGCCGGAGATGACCGCAGAGCGCGCCCGCGTGATCCTGGCTGCAGCGCCAGTAAAGGCTGACGGACCTTCTCTGCACGAGCAGATTCTTGCGCTGGAGGAGGCGAAAGGACTGGAATCGCAGGCCGAAAGAATTGCTGAAACGCCGGGAATGACCGTGGAGCAGGCCCGTCTCATTCTTGCAGCTTCAGCGGACCGTGATGAGGGGGTGTCTGCTGCCACCACGGCAATGTTTGAGCGCTTTATGGCGGCACACTCGCCGGCTGCAGTTCAGAGCGGGCAAGACGGCATGAACGATACCGAAGAGAAGATGCTGCTGGGTATGCCGGGAACAGAGTGTTAAGACGAGGTAAAAATCATGACCATAAACACTATTACTGAACAGCGCACGGAAGTGCGTACTTTTGCCGGAAACGATCTGGCGCATACCGCAACCGGCGCCAGCGGGATTACCACTGCCACGTTGGCACTGACGCCACTGATGCTGGATGAGACCAGCGGAAAACTGGTGGTCTGGGACGGGCAGAAGGCCGGAACGGCGGTGGGCGTGCTCGCCATGCCGCTGACCGGCGCTGAACAGGTGCTGACGTATTACAAGACGGGTACTTTTGCGACCGAATCCCTTCACTGGCCGGAATCGGTGGATGCGGTGAAAAAAGCCAACGCCTTCTCCGGCAGCGCGCTGGGTCATGCTGCACTGCCGTAATTCACCCCCAGGCCGCCGTTGTGGCCTGATTTATTATCTGATGAACAGAAAGGAACCTTGTTTATGGGATTGTTTACGACCCGACAACTGCTCGGCTACACCGAACAGAAAGTGAAATTTCGTTCGCTTTTTCTGGAGTTGTTTTTTCGCCGTACGGTGAATTTTCATACCGAAGAAGTGATGCTGGACAAAATTACCGGAAAAACGCCGGTGGCGGCCTATGTTTCCCCGGTCGTTGAAGGAAAAGTGCTGCGTCACCGTGGCGGGGAAACCCGCGTGCTGCGTCCGGGCTATGTCAAGCCGAAACACGAATTTAACTACCAGCAGGCGGTGGAGCGTCTTCCTGGAGAAGATCCGGCACAACTAAATGACCCGGCTTACCGTCGTCTGCGTATCATCACCGACAACCTCAAGCAGGAAGAGCATGCCATTGTGCAGGTGGAGGAGATGCAGGCGGTTAATGCAGTGCTTTATGGTCGGTACACCATGGAGGGGGAGCAGTTTGAGATGGTGGAGGTGGACTTCGGACGTTCTGCCGGGAACAACATCGAACAGGCGGAAGGGAAAAAATGGTCACAGCAGGACCGTGACACTTTCGACCCGACCCACGATCTCGATCTGTACTGCGAACAGGCCAGCGGTCTGGTAAATATCGCCATTATGGACGGGACCGTCTGGCGTCTGCTGAATGGCTTTAAGTTGTTCCGTGAAAAACTGGATACGCGACGTGGTTCGAGTGCGCAACTTGAAACCGCGCTGAAAGACCTTGGCGCGGTGGTCTCCTTCAAGGGGTATTACGGCGATCTGGCTATTGTGGTGGCAAAAACCGCATATGTGGCGGCGGACGGCACGGAAAGGCGTTATCTGCCGGAAGGCGCTCTGGTGCTGTGGAATACGGCTGCAGGTGGTATTCGCTGTTACGGTGCCATTCAGGATGCGCAGGCGCTAGCCGAAGGCGTGGTTGCCTCATCCCGTTATCCCAAGCACTGGATGAGCGTGGGGGATCCGGCACGCGAGTTCACCATGACGCAGTCTGCGCCGCTGATGGTACTACCGGATCCGGACGAGTTTGTAGTGGTGATGGTGAAGTAATCCGAGAGGGGGGCGATGCCCCCCGTTTGGTATTCAGTTGGGGGCAGATATGGCAACGAAAGAAGAAAACCTGCAGCGTCTGCGGGAACTGGCAGGGAGGCTGGAACGTGAGCCGGATGTTTCCGGCAGTGCGGCTGATATTGCGCAGCGTGTGGCGGAATGGGAAGAGGAAATTGCAGCATCCGGCGAGGTAGCCACGACAAAGGATAAGCAGGTGATTGAACAGCCGCCATCAGGGGGGCAGGTGATACAGAATAATGGCACGTTACCCGATGAAATGGTCACGGTCAGGACGCTGACATGCCTTCATGTTAACGGGTACGCTGCGGGAAATGGCATGCCCATAGAACTGCCCAGTCCTGGAATGCGGATTCGGGTATCGCCATCGGTGGCGGAAACCCTGGTCGGGCAGGGAATGGCGGAATATGCCTGATTTTCAGAATGCTTTTGATGCGGCGCTGGTCGGCGTGGACTGTACCATTGTGGAAGTTATGGGGATCTGCGCTCAGGTCACTTCCGGCGCACAGAGCGGTGGGGAACTGCGCGGGGTTTTTGATGATCCTGAGTCGCTCGGCTTTGCCGGTGGAGGCGTACGTATTGAGGGCTCCAGTCCGTCCCTGTTTGTCCGCTCAGAAACGGTGTCGTTGATGCGGCGTGGTGACACGCTGCATATCAACGGTGAGCTGTTCTGGGTGGATCGTATTTCGCCTGATGACGGGGGAAGCTGTTATCTCTGGCTGAACCCGGGACAGTCTCCTGCCGGAAACCGTCGCCGCTAAACGGAGGGGATATGCATATACGGGGACTTGAACAGGCGGTGGAAAACCTGAGCCGAATCAGTAAAACGGCGGTACCGGGCGCGTCAGCGATGGCTATTAACCGTGTTGCCTCAACGGCGATATCGCAATCGGCATCACAGGTTGCGCGTGAAACCAGAGTCAGGAAAAAACTGGTCAGGGAAAGGACCTGGCTGAAAAAAGCAACGGTCAAAAATCCGCAGGCAAGAATTACGATTAACCGGGGGGATTTGCCAGTTATTAAGCTGGGGAATGCGAGGGCTGTGTTGTCACGCCGGAAAAAAGGGCCACGTTCCTCCATGAAAGGTGGCAGTGTTCTTGTTGTGGGCAACCGTCGTATCCCTGACACCTTCATTCAGAGACTAAAAAACAAGCGCTGGCATGTCATGCAGCGTGTGGCCGGGAAAAATCGTTATCCCATTGATGTGGTGAAAATCCCAATGGCCGTGCCGCTGACCACGGCATTTAAGCAAAATATCGCACGTATCCGGCATGAACGGTTGCCGAAAGAGCTTGGTTATGCCCTGAAACAGCAACTGAGGCTGGTGATAAAACGATGAAACATACAGACATACGGGCGGCAGTGCTGGATGCACTGCCGCAACAGGATGGCGGGGCGACGCTTTTTGATGGTCGCCCCGTTGCTTTTGATGAGACTGATTTTCCGGCAGTTGCCGTCTATCTGACGGACGCGGAATATCACGGGGACGAACTGGATACGGATACTAGGCAGGCAATTCTGCATCTTGAGGTTTTTCTTCCGGCGCAGGTGCCGGATTCCGAACTGGATATGTGGATGGAAAACCGCATTTATCCGGCGATGAACAACATTCCGGCACTGTCCGGACTGATTACCACCATGGTTCAGCAGAGCTATGACTACCGGCGTGATGACGACCTGGCGTTATGGAGTTCTGCCGATCTGACATATTCCATTACCTACGAAATGTGAGGATGATATGCCAACACCTAATCCTCTTGCGCCGGTCAAGGGCGCCGGCACCACGCTCTGGATATACACTGTGCAGGGCGATGCTTTTGCAAATCCGCTTTCTGATGACGGCTGGACACGGCTTGCCAAAATCAAGGATCTGACACCGGGTGAACTGACGGCAGAATCCTACGATGACAATTACCTGGACGATGACGATGCTGACTGGGTTTCCACCGGGCAGGGACAGAAATCGGCAGGCGACACCAGTTTTACCCTGGCATGGAAACCCGGCGAAACCGGCCAGCAGGATTTGCTGCGATGGTTTGATGAAGGTGAAGTCAGGGCCTATAAAATCCGATTCCCGAACGGCACGGTGGATGTGTTCCGTGGCTGGGTGAGCAGTGTCGGCAAGGCTGTAACGGCGAAAGAGGCCATTACCCGCACCATCAAGGTGACCAATATTGGCCGCCCGGCGCTGGCAGAAGACGGCGGCACCATCACGCCGGTGACCGGCATCACCGTCACACCGGCAACCGTTTCGGTAGCCGTGGGCCAGAATGTGTCGCTGACGGTAGCCGTTCAGCCGGATAACGCTTCCGATAAATCTTTCCGTGCATCATCTGATCACAGTAATGTGGCCACGGTGACCGTGAAGGACAACACTATCACAGTGAAAGGTGTGGCGAAGGGGGCAGCACTTATTCCGGTCCTGAGCAACGGCGGCGCTTTCGCGGCGGTTGCCTCCATAACGGTCACTGACTCGGCAGCAGCACCTGTCACATAATTTTTTCCGGAGTTAATTCATGTTTCTGAAATCTGAACCGTTTAACCACAACGGGCAGACGGTCACGCTCTGTGAACTGTCTGCCCTGCAGCGTCTTGAGCATCTGACATGGATAAAAGCACAGGAAGAGCAGGGGGGAGCGCAGGCCAGTGAACAGCAGGCACTGGATGCACTTATCAGGGAGGGTGCGCTGCTGGTTGCGATGTCGCTCTGGCATAACCATGAGCTGAAAGACGCATTGTCGTCCTCCCGTGAGGAGACCGACAGGATCCAGCAGGTGGTGCTGAACTCCTGGCCGGTGGAGGCCATTTCTTTAGCCAGGAATAGGGTGGCGCGACTGAGTGGGATGACCGGTCCGGCACATGAGGTGCCGCCTGAACCGGACCAGAACGTTGCTGAACCGGTAACGGCAAAAAAGCGTACGAAGGCGAGCTGACTTTTGCCCTGAAACTGGCGCGCGAGATGGGGAGACCTGACTGGCGCGCCATGCTTGCCGGGATGTCATCAACCGAATACGCCGACTGGCGCCGTTTTTACAGTACACATTTTTTCCAGGATGCGCAGTTGGATATGCATTTTTCCGGGCTGACGTACGCCGTGCTCAGCTTGTTTTTCCGGGATCCGGAGATGCATCCATCTGATTTCAGCCTCCTGCGTGTGACGGATAACGGGGAAGTAGAGGACGATGATGCGCTGATGCAAAAAGCAACATGCTGGTGTGCGTGGGGGAGAGCAGTTTGAATCCATCAGCCAGAGCGTGGCGCGTTTTGCTTCTGTATCCGGTGTGGAGGTGGACAAGGTTGCTGAAGCCTTCGGGAAGCTGACCACCGACCCGACGTCGGGGCTGACTGCGATGGCGCACCAGTTCCATAACGTGACGGTGGAGCAGATTGCGTATGTGGCACAGTTGCAGCGTTCAGGCAATGAGACCGGGGCATTACAGGCCGCGTACGAAGCCGCCACCAGAGGATTCGATGAGCAGACCCGCCGCCTGAAAGCGAATATGGGGACGCTTGAAACCTGGGCAGATAAGGTCGGCAGTGCGTTTAAATCCATGTGGGATGCGGTGCTGGATGCGGGGCGTCCTGAGTCATCTGCAGAAATGCTGAATAAGGCACAGCTGGCATTCGATGAGGCGGATAAAAAATGGCAGTGGTATCAGAGTCGCAGTAATCGGCGCGGAAAAACGTCAGCGTTTCTCTCTAATCTGCGCGGGGCAAGGGACGACCGCGAAAACGCCCGCCTCGGTCTTTTAGCGGCAACACTGCAGGCGGACCTGGAAAAAGCCAGTGAAATGGCGGCACAGGGTCGGGCTGAATCTGAAGTGTCACGGCTGAAATACACCGAAGAGGCACAGAAGGCTTACGAACGACTGCAGACGCCGCTGGAAAAATATACGTCCCGCCAGAAGGAGCTGAATAACGCCCTGAAAGCCGGGAAAATCCTGCAGGCGGATTACAACACGCTGATGGCGGCAGCGAAAAAGGACTATGAGTCGACGCTGAAAAAGCCGAAACAGTCAGGCGAGAAAGTGTCTGCAGGCGATCGTCAGGAGGACAACTCCCGTACAGAACTGCTGACGCTGCAGACTGAACTACGGACACTCCAGGCGCACGCCGGCGCGAATGAGAAAATCAGCCAGCAGCGCCGGGAGCTGTGGAAAGCGGAAAGCCAGTACGCGGTACTGGTGGAGGCGGCACAACGTCGCCAGTTCTCCGCACAGGAGAAATCCCTGCTGGCGCATAAAGACGAAACGCTGGAGTACAAACGCCAGCTGGCTGACCTGGGTGACAAGGTTGAATACCAGAAACGCCTGAATGAGCTGGCGGATCAGGCGGAGAAATTTGAGCAACAGCAGCGGGCAAAACAGGCTGCCATTAGTGCAAAGGGTCGTGGTCTGACGAACATGCAGGCACAGCGGGAGTCGGAAGAACAGCGGTTGCGCGAGGTGTATGGAGACAATCCGCAGGCGTTGGTGAAGGCAACAGGTGCGCTGAAACAGACATGGGTTTCAGAAGACCAGCTGAGTGGCAGCTGGACAGCCGGGGTGAAATCAGGCTGGAGCCAGTGGGCTGAAAGTGCGATGGACAGTCTTTCGCAGGTGAAAAGTGTGTCCATGCAGACTTTTGACGGCATAGCACAGAATATGGCGGCGATGCTGACCGGCAGCGAACAGAACTGGCGTAGTTTCACCCGTTCGGTGTTGTCGATGCTGACGGAAATCCTGCTGAAGCAGGCAATGGCCGGAATGTTCGGGAGTGCGATCAGTGCCATTGGTGGCGCCATTGGCAATAAATTTGGTGGCGGCGCATCCGCTTCCGCGGGGGGCGCAATTGAGTCGTTTGCAGCAAATTTTCATTTTGCTACCGGCGGTTTTACCGGCAGCGGAGGGAAATATGAGCCTGCGGGGATTGTTCATCGTGGTGAGTTTGTTTTCACGAAAGAGGCAACCAGCCGTATTGGGGTGGGGAATCTGTACCGTCTGATGCGCGGTTATGCAGAAGGTGGCTATGTAGGCGGCGCAGGAAAACCGGCCCAACAGGGGGGAGGACAGCCGGTGGGTAAATTTGAGCAGAACAACCATGTGGTGATACAGAATGACGCCACGAACGGCAGTATCGGTCCGCAGGCGCTGGCGGTGGTTTATGACGTTGCCCGCCGAGCGGCAATGGATGTGCTGGCAGGGCAGCAGCGTGACGGCGGTATGCTGTCAGGAGGCCGGGGATGAAAACCTTCCGCTGGAAAGTGAGGACAGGAATGGATGTGACCTCGCAGCCGTCGGTCATGGAAGTGCGTTTTGGGGACGGATATTCACAGCGCGCTCCGGCGGGGCTGAATGCGGATCTGAAAATCTACAACGTCACGATGTCCGTGTCCCGTGATGACGCCAGACTCTTGGAAGCTTTTCTGGCAGAGCACGGCGGCTGGCAGGCATTTTTGTGGACGCCGCCTTATACGTACAGGCAGATAAAAGTGACGTGTGCTAAATGGAGTTCCCGGATAAATATGCTGCGCGTAGAGTTCAGTGCTGAATTCAGGCAGGTGGTGAACTGAGGAGACATTATGCAGGAACTTCATCAGGAAAGTCTGAACGAGACCACAAAATCTGAGCAGTCAGCCCGCGTTGTGCTGTGGGAAATAGACCTGACGGCACAGGGAGGAGAACGCTTTTTTTTCTGCAATGAGCAGAATGAAAAGGGTGAGACGGTCACCTGGCAAGGGCGGCAGTATGAGCCATATCTTATTCAGGGCAGTGGTTTTGAGATGAACGGCAAGGGAAGCAGCGCACGCCCGTCGCTGACCGTCTCCAATCTGTTCGGTCTGATAACTGGTCTGGCGGAGGATTTGCAGAGTCTGGTGGGGGCCACGGTGGTGCGTCACCGGGTGTATGCTCGTTTTCTGGACGCGGTGAACTTTGTGGCCGGTAATCCGGAGGCCGATCCAGAACAGGAGGTTACGGATCGCTGGCGTGTGGAGCAGTTGTCAGAACTGACCAACTGTCAGGCAACCTTTGTGCTGGCGACACCGGCAGAGACGGATGGCGCGCTGTTTCCCGGTCGTATCATGCTGGCAAACACCTGTCCGTGGGATTACCGGGGAGAGGAATGCGGGTATAGAGGCCAGGCAGTGGCCGACGAGTTTGATAAACCCACCACGGATATAAAGAAAGATAAATGCAGCAAGTGCCTGCGCGGTTGTGAAATGCGCGGGAATGTGGCAAACGGCGGTTTTTTCCTTTCGATCAATAAACTTTCGCAGTAAACCCCATGAAACAGACTGAATCAGCCATTCTGGCACACGCACAACGGTGTGCGCCGGCGGAGTCGTGCGGCTTTGTAGTGAGAAAAACGGAGGGGCCGCGCTATCTTCCCTGCGTGAACATTTCCGCAGAGCCTGAGGCATATTTCCGGATGGCGCCGGAAGACTGGCTGGAGGCTGAGCGGGAAGGTGAAATCCTCGCGCTCGTTCACAGCCATCCAGGCGGAATGCCTTATCTGAGTGAGGCAGACAGACGGTTACAGGTCCGAAACGGTCTTGACTGGTGGCTGGTCTGCGACGGGAAGGTCCATCGTTTCCGCTGCGTGCCACATCTGACCGGACGCCATTTTGAACACGGGGTGACGGATTGTTACACCCTGTTCCGGGATGCATACCACCTGGCCGGGATTGAGATGTCGGATTTTCACCGGGAAGATGACTGGTGGCGAAGCGGACAGAACCTGTATCTGGACAACATGGAAGACACGGGGTTTTACCGGGCGGCACCATCAGCGGCACAGCCTGGGGATATCCTGCTGTGCTGTTTTGGCACATCGGTGCCTAACCATTCCGCTGTTTACTGCGGTGGTGGTGAACTGTTGCATCACATTCCTGAGCAACTGAGTAAACGTGAGAGGTATTCAGAAAAATGGCAACGACGGACACATTCAGTCTGGCGGCATTGCCGGTGGCGTGCATCTGCCTTTACGGGGATTTGCAACGATTTGGTCGCCGCTTCAGGCTGCAGGTAAAGGATGCGGCTGAAGCCATTCGTGCGCTGTCGGTTCAGTTGCCGGGATTCAGGCAGAAACTGGTATCAGGCTGGTACCGGTTGCGCATTGCCGGGCGGGATACGTCGGAGCAGGACCTCCATGCCCGGATGCATGAGCCGCTACGGGACGGTGATGTCATTCATCTGGTTCCTGGGACTGAAGGTGCGAAAAGTGGTGGCGTCTTTCAGGTTGTGGCGGGGGCCGTACTGACGGTCGCGGGGGCGGCAATTAGCTATTTCAGTGCCGGGACCCTGTCGACATTCGGGGCAGGGATGATGAAATTTGGTTCAGCAATGCTGATTGGCGGTGTGGCGCAGATGCTGGCACCAAAACCGAAAGTGCCGGAATACAACAGTGCTGATAACGGTAAGCAGAACACGTACTTCTCCTCTCTGGACAACATGATTGCCCAGGGAAATCCGGTTCCGGTGCCTTACGGCGAGATGCTCGTTGGCTCCCGGCGTATCTCCCAGGATATCAGCACAATGGATGAGGGCGGAGATGGGAAAGTGGTGGTCCTGGGGCGGTAAAGGTGTTGTTCCCGGGAAGGTTCGGTACGGGGAACAACAAGCGGTGTTCAGGAAATACACACGTATGAAAATCGCATAGCTTCTTCACACAAAAAGACAAGACCAGATAGTCATAAAACACGAATACATTCATTTTTGTATCGACCTGAAGTGCCTTCCGGCACTTTTTTTATGTCTGTTGGACAGGGTGAGGTAAAAATGGGAAAAGGCGGCGGAAAAGGGCACACGCCACGCGAGGCGAAGGATAACCTGAAATCCACGCAGATGCTGAGTGTCATCGATGCGCTGGGGGAAGGCCCTATTGAGGGGCCGGTTAACGGCCTGCAGAGTATTCTGGTGAATAAAACACCCCTGACAGATCAAGACGGTAAACCGGTGGTGCATGGTGTGATCGCCGTCTGGCGGGCCGGGGAGCAGGAGCAGACACCGCCAGAGGGGTTTGAATCATCTGGGGCTGAAACCGTCACGGGTGTGGAGGTGACAAAAGCAAAGCCGGTTACCCGCACTATCACATCAGCAAACATTGACCGGCTGCGGATGACCTTCGGGGTTCAGAGTCTGGTGTCGATGAACAGCAAGGGGGACCGCGATCCGTCTTCCGTCAGGCTGCAGGTACAACTACAGCGTGACGGCACCTGGCAGACGGAGAAGGACATCACCATCACCGGAAAGACCACTACGCAATACCTGGCATCCGTGGTGCTGGATAACCTGCCGCCCCGTCCGTTTAACGTCAGAATGGTCAGGGTGACGGAAGACAGCACCACGGATACGTTACAGAACAAAACCCTGTGGTCGTCCTACACCGAACTCATCGATGTGAAACAGTGCTACCCGAATACCGCTATCGTGGGACTGCAACTGGATGCCGAACAGTTCGGCAGTCAGCAGATGACGGTGAATTACCATATCCGGGGACGTATCATTCAGGTGCCATCCAACTATGATCCGGAAAAACGGGCATATACCGGTATCTGGGACGGCACATTTAAGCCGGCATACAGCAATAATCCGGCATGGTGCCTGTGGGACATGCTCACCCATCCCCGTTACGGGATGGGGAAACGACTTGGCGCGGAAGAGGTGGACAAATGGGCGCTCTATGCCATTGGACAGTACTGTGACCAGATGGTCCCTGACGGCTATGGTGGTACCGAACCCCGTATGACCTTTAACGCTTACCTGGCACAGCAGCGCAGGGTCTGGGATGTACTGATGGATTTCTGCTCTGCCATGCGTTGCATGCCGGTATGGAACGGGCAGACGCTGACATTTGTACAGGACCGGCCATCGGATGTGGTCTGGAGCTATACCGCCGGCAATGTGGTGACCGGCGAAGATGGGGTGAGTTTTCGTTACAGCTTCAGCGCACTCAAGGACCGACACACGGCGGTTGAGGTGAATTACGTCGATCCGCAAAATGGCTGGCAGACGTCGACAGAGCTGGTGGAGGATCCGGCGGCCATCGTGCGCTACGGACGCAACCTGCTGAAGATGGACGCTTTCGGCTGCACCAGTCGCGGGCAGGCCTGTGGGTGATACAGACAGAGCTGCTGGAAACACAGACTGTGGATTTCAGTCTGGGGGCGGAGGAACTGCGACACACGCCGGGAGATATTTTTGAAATCAGTGATAATGCATATGCCGGGACGGTGACCGGCGGGCGAATTCTTGCCATTGATACTGACACCCGTACGCTGACCCTGGACAGAGAGGTGAGCCTACCTGAAAACGGCACCGCCACGGTGAATCTGATATATGGCAGTGGCAAACCGCAGACTGTGGATATCACCGGGCAGCCGTCACCCGACAGGATACAGGTCAGCACACTGCCGGACGGGGTGGCGGTACACAGTATCTGGGGGCTGGCATTACCGGGACTGCGCCGCCGTCTGTTCCGGTGTGTGGCTGTTCGTGAAAATGCGGATGGCATCTTTGCCATTACGGGCGTTCAGCATGTGCCGGAGAAAGAAGCCATTGTGGATAACGGCGCATCATTTGAACCGTTACCTGGTTCGGTGAACAGTGTCATGCCGCCGGCAGTACAGCATCTGACCGTTGAGGTGAATACTGGTGAGGGGCAGTACCTGGCGCTGGCGAAATGGGATACACCACGGGTGGTAAAAGGCGTGCGCTTCAGCCTGCGACTGACCAGCGGTAAGGGAACGGATACCAGACTGGTGAGTACTGCCATAACAGCGGATACAGAGCACCGTTTCAGCGGCCTGCCGCTGGGAGAGTACGCTCTGACCGTACGGGCAATAAACAGTTACGGGCAGCAGGGGGAACCGTCTTCGACCTCGTTTCGTATCACGGCCCCGGTTGCACCTTCCAGAGTGGAGCTGACACCGGAGTATTTCGGGATAACGGCAGTTCCGCATCTGGCGGTCTCTGACCCGACAGTGCAGTTCGAATTCTGGTTTTCTGAAACAAAAATCACCGATTCCACACAAGTGGAGACGTCATCACGCCTCCTGGGAACTGGGGCATCGTGGAGTGTTTCCGGGACGAATATAAGACCGGGAAAGGATTATTTCTTTTATATCCGGAGCGTCAACCTGGTAGGTAAATCGGCGTTTGTGGAGGCTGTCGGGCGTGCGAGTGATGATGCGAAAGGATATCTGGATTTTTTCAAAGGGCTGATTTCAGAGTCGCATCTGGGGGAGAAATTGCTGGAGAAGGTGGAACTGAACCAGGATAACGCCAGCAAACTTGAGTAATTTTCGAAGGAATGGCAGGACGCGAATAAAAAATGGAACGCCATATGGGGCGTGAAAATAGAACAGACCGATGACGGAAAGCATTATGTTGCTGGTCTTGGCCTTAGTATGGAGAACACAGAAGAAGGGAAACAAAGCCAGTTTCTGGTTGCGGCAAACCGGATTGCATTTATCGATCCGGCAAACGGTAATGAGACGCCGATGTTTGTGGCGCAGGGGGACCCGGTCTTCATGAACGATGTGTTCATGAAATACCTCTCCTCTCCCACGATTACCAGCGGAGGCAATCCTCCGGCATTTTCCCTGACACCTGAGGGGATACTGACGGCGAACAACGCCACAGTAAGGGGAAATATTACTGCTACCTCCGGTACGCTGGATAACGTAACCATTAATCAGAACTGCCTTATTCAGGGAAAACTCTCAGTTAATCAACTGGAAGGGGATATCGTCAAAGCCTATTTGTTGAATGGTAGCAGTGTGTATCTGTCTCCCCAACCATTTAACCGGGTTATTTTTATGGCGGGCGGATATTATGCGTATCAAGAGTCTGAAAACACAAATACGTTATCCACCACGGACAGGACGGTATTCACTATAAATGGTGTCGAACAGCCATTGTATGGCAGTGGTGAAGCGCATTATCAGAACCGCTCAGGTCTGTTTGGCTATTATGATTTGCCTGCCAATAATCCAGTGACTGTTGATGCGTACACCTGGCATGAACAGCGACACTGGGATCATCGGGTTAACGAACCTTATCTGATACTGGTATTTAAAAACTGAGCGGGTAGTTATACACCGCCCTATAGACAGAGCTTGCCTGCTTCTTTTTTCGGGAGCAGGCTTTTTTATGGGGGAAATATGGCCGTTGAGATATCCGGAATCCTGAAGGACGGCACCGGAAAGGCGGTTCCTGACTGCACCATAGAGCTGAAATCATCGAGAACCAGCGCCACGGTGATTGTCACCACGGTCGCCGAACATCAGTCTGGAGAGACAGGCAGTTATTCCATGCAGGTTGAACCGGGGCGTTATCGTGTGACTCTGTTTCAGGAAGGGCGTCAGCCTGCTTTTGTGGGTGAAATTGAGGTGTCAGAAGTTGATAAGGCTGCAACTCTGAATGCCTTTCTGATGCGTGAAGCGGATGCGTTTTATTACCCGGACTCACTGAAAAAACTTGAAGAAGCTGCTGTTGCGGCTGTCCGCAGGGCGGAGGAGGCCGTAGGGAGGGCTGAAAACGCAGTTGGACCTCAGGGGCCGAAAGGTGAAGCAGGTCCTGCAGGTCCTGCAGGCGCGCAGGGGCCAAAAGGTGAAAAAGGAGACCCCGGGGGGCCGGTGGGGCCTCAGGGCCCGAAAGGTGACAAAGGCGATCCTGGTGAGGCCGGACCCGCAGGTCCGGCAGGAGTGCAGGGGCCGAAAGGCGACAAAGGCGATCCGGGACCTGGTGCTCAACAAGTCAGTGCGGGTGATATAGGTTCTCTGGTTTATGCCCAGTACGATGGCACAGCAAATTATGGAGCTAGTGTTGCAGGCAGTCAGCTACATCCTTCTTCTTCCTATAATTCACAGGTTGATTTTGGGAACTCAGCCGTCACCCTGTCAGGCACATGGCGCTGTCTTGGCTATGTAGGGATGGCCACCGGGATGACTCTATTTCAGCGTATAAGATGAACGAGGAGTAAAAATATATGGAGGAAACGGTAACGGGCGTCATTGCCGTTCGTAATGCTGCGTATAACGAAAATGGCGGGATAACCTGTGAGGTGCAGTTTGAGGATGCGGTGAATGAAAAAGGGGAACCTGTGTGGTTACCCTATACCGCCACGCAGACGGACAGATGTGCACACGGACAGGCATTATGGACAGGGCTGACCGGTGGAACATACGGCCAGGTCACAGCGTTTACGGTCACGAATGAGATGCTGGAGGCGGCAAAGGATGCTAAACGCGCTGAAATCAATCGCTGGCGTGATGCGCAGGAGAACATGGAATATCTGATGGAGTTTGATGGTCGTAAATGGGATTACGGTAAAAAGACGTTGGCTCGTATCAGTACAACGCGGCTTATGGCAGAAAAGAACACGCTACCGGCAGGATTCGCTTGGACAGATGGTGAGAACAATGTGGTTCCGGTGACGGCGGAAGGGATAATTTCCTTGGCAGATGCGATTGAGCAGGCGATGTTTACTAAGGGAGTGGAGATCAATACACGCCAGTTGCAGATGAAAGCAGAGATAGCTGCGCTGACAGAACTGAAGGCGATACGTGGGTATGTTGTTGGATGGTAAAAACATAAAAGAATTTATTATACTTAGATTATTCTCTAGGTGTTAATTAAATAATGTTGTAGGCCCTCATATCATGACTATAATCTAGAAAGAGACCTTGAGTATAATCATCACGAGCTTCATCTTTATGACTATAAATTTTGTTAAGCGCAGTCTGAAAGATACCTGCGTCATCATTTGGCACTGATAAGGCAATGCTATCAGCCTGAACAACAGGTGCTATTAAGAACATTGTGAATAACCCAATGCTGGTTAATGACTTATTCAT